TCCGAAGATCATCGCGGAGCAAACGCCGCTCGCAGTTCCTTTGGTGAGGTCTGAAGGAACCAGGGTCGTGCTAGCCACATTGTAGCCAAGCAGAACATTGGTGTCGTTCAGAATGAAGTTGCCCTCAACACCGCTCGTCTGGCGGGGACGGTTACGCATCGAGGCGACCACTTTCGGGTTCGTCAGGAATGCGAGATTGCCCATCAGAGCATTGTCGATTGCCACTTCACGCTCAAGGTTCACCAGGGATGCGAAAGTAACCGCGCCACCGTTGGTTCCGATTGCCACGGAGCCGATGCCGTTCGTGCCCAGGATACCCGTGGGTTCGTTTGCACCGCCGCCCTCGATAGCCACCTCGTCGATCTTGCGAGCGAACGACTGGAGGATGTCCTCACGGATGATCTGCTCGACAGAAGGATCGGACTGGATAGCCAGTTTGCGGGAAATGTCGGTGAACGAAGCCAGGGTCTTGGGAGACATCGTGACCTGGGAGAAGGTCTGAGCCGACTCGGAGGGAGCGGAGTTCTCACCCACGAAGGCCACGGTCGAAGTCGTGCCCATCTTGGGGATTGCAACATCACCCTTGAGGCCAGTCATCATCCGCGCACCGAGGTTGCCGATCACCAGATTGGCACGGAGGGCATCAATAAACTCGCCAGCCATATAGTCCTCGGCGATGATGTTCGAGCCGTTTGCAGGCGAAGTCGTGAGGATGTCACGCTTGGCGAACACACGCATCGGAACATAGAAGCCGCGAGCCTCTTTGCCAGTGTTGCGAGCGATTTCGGCAGAAATCTCAGCCTCGAAGCCAGTGACGCGACCGTTCTTTGCCATCGAGTCGATAGCGCGGAGGAGCGAGTAACGCTTCTGCTCGGATTTGGTCATCTCCACATCAGGGGCATGGAGGGGTTTGTCAAGGTTGCGCTCCAGCAGGAAACCTTGAAACTCACCGTAACTCATGCCGCGCTCGATAGCGGTGGCGACCAGTTGCGATTTGTTGTGCCGTGCGGCGAGTTCGCTGATTTGCTTGAGTTCAGCATTGCGCTTGGCGATTGCGGCCTCTGCGGTGACCGCGCCCGTGTTTTCTTGAGACATTTTCGTTCCTTTCGGGTTTGAGATTACTTCTATAACGGGTTGCGAAATCTCCGCCGACCGACCCACGCCGACTGACGAATCGGCGGGAATAGATACGACTGAAACCTCTAGGGGTTGCCACGAAGTTGCCCGATAGACTTTGCCATCGGCCTCCCGCGTGACCTTTTTGACATAGTAGCCAATACTCACATTGCCGCGAATACCGTCCACCACATCGTCGTAAACCTCGGAAGCCCGTCCGCTTTTTCCAAAGCGCACCGTGGCGCGTAACTTACGCGCAGACTCATCGAGATTCACGGATTCGATGACCCCAATCTGCTGAGTGGGATCGTGATCGAGTAAAAGCGGAGCGCGGCCCGAGTTCAAGAAACTCAGGTCAATTGCGTCCGCAGAGTGTTCTAGGATTTCCATGCCGCCCATGCGCTCGACAGGCATCTCGCTGGAGATTGCCATTCGGACGCGACGCTCGGCCTCAACAATGGGCTCCATCTCGTCGGCCCTGGTCGTGAGGGGTTCGCCTTTGCGCTCGCCGGGAATCATGGTGTTTTCGACCATCTCCTCAACCATCTCGACGACCTCCTCATCTTCTGGCATGAGGGTCTCGTCGTGAGCCTTTGCAAACTCCACGACATAACTGTTTTCGGTTTCGGTGACTCCGACAATATGCCTTTGATCCATGTTGGTTCCTTCCTGTGCCGATTCTAGGGTCTTGGCACGAAGGTCGTCAATCTTTGTCAGGGTCGAGAACAGATGCCCGACCAGTGTTCCGGTTGCGTCCCATCCCTCCTCGCCCTCACGATAGAGGCGGATGAGGGCGGCGGGATCGTCTGGGGTTCCGGTGATCTCGAAACTAGACTCGGGCACATTTATGACCCCGTCCCGCTCGATCCGCTCAATGCGGCCTCTGGCACGACCGCCAGGATTGTCCCAGGAAACGAAGTCGCCGACCCGAAGTGCGTCCGGTGCGGCCCGATTGTCGATTGCGTCCATTCTGCTCACCCTTTCGTTTGCCCAGGATTCCCCTGGATCACCACCCCAAAGTGCCCAGGCGATTCGGCCTGCGCTCGGATAACCTTCTTCACCTGGGCTGAAACCCTCGGCCTGCTTGTCTACTGCATGACGCGCAAAGAAACTTGCCATGCGTCGGACGGTATCCAGACTAAGTTCTCGACGATTTGCAAGGTCTCGGGCGCGAGCGACTCCAATCTCCGTTCCACCTCGTCCAAACTCGGCCCGCCAGTCCAGACCTCGCTGGGCCTCCTCTGCCATCGCCTCGGTCGGTCGTGTATCAATCTCGGTTCCCTTGTACTCTGCCATTTAAGCCGCCAAAAGAAAGATGAGTTCCTCATCGGTCGGGTTAATAATACCGCCAGCCTCTAGCGTCTGAACATCTGTTTGTGCATTGATTGCATAGACTTGAGCGCGGCCCGACACAGTTCCAGAGGCCACAATACTATTTGCTCCGGTTGTTGCGGACACTCCTGAGAGTTGCGCCTTTGCATCAATAGAGATTGTGACTGGTCTCGGATTGAATTCCAGAAACTTAGCATTGCGCTTGCGTCCCTTCTTGTTGGTCTGCGTTGGAACCGTAACCGTCCCGATGCTGGATGTTGCGATCACGCCAGAAACAGTTGCAATCCCATCGCCCTCGCCAATCGCAATCGCCGTTCCGACAGAAGCGGTCGCAGATTGTCCGGTGACTGTTGCGGTGCGAGATTCGGTTCCCGTTGCGGTGACACTTGCAAATGCGGAGGTGGCCTCTAAGCCCGTGACCGCCTGGGTCGGAGATTGAACCCCTGCCGCAGAAACCGTCCCAATGGATGAGGTGGCCTGGAGTCCAGTGACCGTTGCGGTCGCATTGACCACGCCACTATCATCGAAGTCACCAGCCTGATCGTCGAATAAGCCCTCGACGCTATCGAACAGAATCATGCGATCCTGATGAGACTACTGCCGCCCGCGCCAGGGAAGTCGACTGTGAAGGTTCCGTTGACACTCGAAACATTCTGACCGAAGTCAAAGACCGCCACGGCCTTGTTAGACTTGCTGGAGTTGTAGATCAGGCATCCGCGAGCGGTGATCGTGGAGTTGGCCCAGGCAGGGTCAGAGAATGTCAGGTAGGCGGTCGAGGTGGAGAGTCCAGTCGTGAATCCCGCAAGGGTCTCGCCGCCTGCGGTGTAACCCGTGCCAGAGACCTCATTCGTCGCAGAATATGCGGTGGTCGAGGCCCCGAGGGTCGCAGAATCCGTGTAAAGGGCGATTTTGTAGGTGTCCGTCGAGGCGTGAACCCCCTCCAGAATCTCCTGTTTGTACGAATTGCAGAGTGCGCTTGTGATTGCCATTATTCCTCCACGGCCCCGGTGACCATGCCCTTGGCATCACGCACCAGTTTGATCGACTTGGATTCCTTCTTGACCTCGGTCTCGACCTTTAGATTTAAGTCCATTGGGGCAGATTTGACCTCGAATGTGCCGTTCAGCACGGGGTGAATGTTGATGGTTTGAGACCTTTCTTGCTCGGGAGCGGGCTCGGGCTCCGCGCTTCCCGTGACCGTGGGCGGAACCTGCATCTTTTGACCGAATGGCTCGAATGCCATTTGAACGCCATATTGCTCCGCAAGGGTTTTCTCCAGGGCGATTTGCTCGAAGGTTTCCTCAACATCCCGACCATACACATTCGCAATGTCTTGCATCGACAGGATGCCGTTTTGCAGGCCAATCACATTGGCTTGAATCTCTCTCTGGGGATCGACCCACGCAAAGCCCCGTGCCCGGAATTGAGCATTGTCCGCAAACTTGTTGTATTTCGTGATCGGGAGCGGGAATCGGTTTGCAGTCATCGCCTGGAGCATCCACCGACGGAACACGGGTTCGACGAAGTGGTGGATCATTATGTTTTGAAGCATCTTGTAGAAGTCACGGTCGGCGAGTTCGCCTGCCCGAATGCTTGAGTAGGAGACCGCAGTCAGATCGTTTGCCAGAGCATAGTAAGACACGCCCAGGCCAGAGGCGATGCCGCGAAGGATTGCCCGCTCGAAATCACCGAAGGCCGTGCTTGGGTGATTTGGGTCGAATGCCTTGAAGTCCACGCCTGCGGGAAGTTGGTGAAAGGTTCCCGGCTCGGCATTCATTATCGGAACGAATTGCTCCTCGACATCATCTGGGGTGAACCCGTCACCCTGGGGCGAGGTGAAAAAGCCCATCTTGCTCGCACCCGTCCGGGCCGCGACCAGTTCAGCCTCACGATACCCGTGGAGCATCTTGAGGGACTCAATCGCGCACGACATCCAGGGAACACCCCTGGTCTGTTGGGCACGGTCGGGAAGATAAATGTGGAGAATCTTCTCAGCCGGGACACGCTCATGGAAACGGGTCAGGCCGCGTGAATACTCTAGGTCGCCAGGATGCTCGGTGAGCATATAGTAGGCGATGGGCTTGCGATAGTCGTTCAGTTCGACACCCATCCGCACCCGCTTTTTGTCGGCGAGGATTTCGTTCTTCTCCTCATCCAGTTGGTCGGGCTCGATGAATTCGATTGCGAATTTGTCCTCGTTGTCGTAGTTGACCATTCGGACGATGACCTCGCCATCGCGGGCCAGGGACTCGATGAAAAGCCTCTGCGCGTCCACGAAGTTCATCTTCCCGTCGACCGTACAGTTTCCGAGGCGAGACCACCGCGCCCATGCGTTCTCCACGATGGTATTGCCCACGCGGTCGTAAGTTCCATCCTCGTTCTTGGCCTTGACTTGGAGGGTCACGCCACGCTCGCCGACCACATTGGTCTTGAGGAGGTTCAGATACCGCCGCGCATACTCGTTATTTCGAGATAGATCACGCGAACGGTTCCGCAAAACCTTGAGCGCGTAGCGAATTTCTGAGTCTGGTGATCGGGTCGAGGTCAGAAAGTCCGCGAACAGGCGATTGTTTTGCGCTCCTTGGTACATCCGAACGCCCTTTTTGGCTTTCTTGGGCTTGAAGAAATCTAGGAATTTCATAGGAATCGCACCTTCACTGTGGTTCCGGTCGCCTGCTTTTTCTGGATTCGCTGAATTCTCACCTCTTTGTTGTATTCCTCTTGGTAGTAATCCCGCGCCTTGATGAGTTCATCGAACGAAAGTTTGGTCAGACTGCGGCCCGCCACCGAGTAGTTCGCAACATCTGCGTCCGCCTTACCCTCCAACAGACTCTTAATCTTTGCCAGCATGATCTCGGCATGAGTCCGAGGGTCTGAACCGTTAACATCTAAGTCTGGAACCGCAGTGAAAAAGCCCCGCTCCAAAACAATCCGGTTCGAGTCCGAGTTGCGGATCGCTTCCAGTTGCCAATGGTAGAAGCCAACAGTGAAGTTTGCGGTCGTCGCAGAATTTGCGGTGAAAAGATAGTCGTTCTCGTAGGCCGTGCCGACCAGGGTGATCTCACTTGCCCCGCCCGCCGTAATACGCGCAACATATTGCATCGTGTATTCGGTGTTTGGGTAGTCCGAACCTAAGATTCGCCGCCACTGGATATAGTCGCCGACGACAATGGTCTCGGGTTCGACGGTGGGTGACTGTGCGGGATCAAATAGATTTGCCATGCGCTCCTCGCATTTGTTTGCCCGATTCTACCGCCAAGACTGCACAAATCCACCAGTTTGTCGCGGATTTCTTTTGGGTGGTGGTGACTGTTTCGGCTCGGGAGGGTTTTCGTGTTTCATCATCACCCGATCCGCAAGTGCGTTGACATTAAGATTGAGGATGCCGAGAGCCGCCATCGCGTAGACACGCACATCCAGGGCCTCGTTCCTGGGCCTGATCTTCACCCATTCCCGCCGCGCAAACCCTTTGTGATACCGCGTGACCAGTTTCTCGGCAGTCAGTTGGCGGAAATACTCGTCGCTCCGAGACAGAGGGAAGTGCATATACCCTGGCCCTGGTTCGGCGATCCGCATCCGAGAGAATAGGACATCCTTTGCGGTGTCGACTCCAATCGGAAATAGTTTGATTTTGCCGATGTTGTTGCGCCCTGGTTTGCCGACCAGGGGTTTGCCCTCACCGCCGACACCCTTAATCGCAAAAATTCGCTTGCCCTCGCGGGGCCGCACATAGTTGTAGACCGAGTTTGTGTGATGACCACCGGAATCGACGCAAGTGGCCCGCACCATCAAAAGGGTGTCGTCCTCCCGCTCAAATTGTTGGTTCAGAATTGAGTCCATGTCTTGCCAGACCGTCGGGCTGGAGGGGTCGCCGTAGATGGTTCGATAGTCCAGAGACCATGACTCATCATCCCGGCCCCATCCGACAATCTCGACCTCCAGGCGGTCGTCCTGCACATCCACCCCGGCAGTCAATAGCACCACCTCCATCGGCAGGGTGTCCCCAAAGGGTTCCCGCCGCTCGGCGATTGCGTAGTCGTCCACCTGTTCGCCCTGCTCCTCCCAGGTCTCGCCTAAGTAAGTGTTCACCCACACCCGCAGGGTTGCGGGTTGCTTCTTG